ACCGTGAGTTGATTGCGTTGTTGTATGCTGGGCAGGTACCACAGATAGATGTGTCTGTTGTACGTCCTGCTGGTGAACGCCTCAAGATAATGGGTGGACGTGCATCAGGGCCGCAACCGCTGGTCGAACTGTTTAACTTCACCATTGAAACATTTAAAAAGGCACGGGGACGCAAGCTGTTTCCTATTGAGTGTCACGACTTGATGTGTAAGGTAGGCGAGATTGTAGTCGTGGGCGGCGTACGTCGTAGCGCACTGATTAGCCTGTCTAACTTGAACGATGACCAGATGGCACACGCTAAGTCAGGTATGTGGTGGGAGAACGAACCGCAACGTGCGCTGGCTAACAACTCTGTAGCCTACAAAGGTAAGCCAGAGATGGGTACGTTTATGCGTGAGTGGGTGTCCCTGTACGAATCTAAGTCAGGTGAGCGTGGTATATTTAATCGCCAAGCTGCTGACATACAGGTAGGTCGCAACGAACGCCGTGAGCAAGGTCACATGTGGGGAACTAACCCGTGTTCGGAGATAGTGCTACGCCCATACCAATTTTGTAATTTGTCAGAGGTGGTAGTGCGTGAATCAGACAGCCTAGACTCACTTAAACGTAAAGTGCGTCTGTCTACTATACTAGGCACGTTCCAGTCTACGCTGACCAACTTCAAGTACCTACGTAACATCTGGAAAAAGAACACAGAAGAAGAACGTCTGCTGGGTGTGTCACTGACAGGCATCATGGATCATGCCGTGTTGTCAAAGAATGTGGACAGCAAAAGATGGCTAGAGGATATGAAGAACGAAGCTGTCAAGGTAAACAAGAAATACGCAGAAGTGCTGGGCGTACCACAGTCTGCGGCTATCACCTGTGTGAAGCCTAGTGGTACTGTGTCTCAGCTTGTTGATGCCGCCAGTGGTATCCACGCTCGTCACAACCCACACTACATACGTACAGTACGTGGGGACAACAAAGACCCGCTGACACAGTTCCTGATTGATTCAGGTGTGCCAGCAGAGCGTGACGTGATGAAGCCTGACTCAACAACCGTATTTAGCTTCCCAATGGAATCACCAAAGGGTGCAGTCACACGCACTGAAATGACAGCCATAGAACAGCTAGAGTTGTGGAAGACCTATGCCCTACACTGGTGCGAACACAAGCCATCCATCACTGTGTCTGTAAAAGAAGAAGAGTGGATGGAAGTCGGTTCGTGGGTGTATGAAAACTTTGACGTGGCATCCGGTGTGTCCTTCTTGCCATTTAGTGACCACACGTACCAACAGGCACCATACCAAGACATAGAGCCTGATGACTACCTAGAGTGGAAGGAAAGGATGACGTATGTTAACATTGACTGGTCACGCCTTACTGACTTTGAAAAAGAGGACAACACTACAGGATCACGCGAACTGGCATGTACTGCAGGTGTGTGTGAAGTGGTTGACCTCAATGCCGCCTAAAGAAAAGAAACCACTTGTTTGGAAGCGGGGAAAGGATTATCTTATCTACAATCCACCCCGCAAGTCAGAACAGTGGGACGAGTGGCAACGAGTTAAACAGAAACACGAAGAGAAGCAAAACAATGAAAAGTGACACTATAAATATAAACGACAAAGAACACAAAGTAGAAGACTTTGATGGGGTACAGAAGTATTATGTGCTACACATCGAAGACCTAGACAATCGCATACGCAAACTAAACTTTGAGTTGGATGAAATGCGGGCGGCACGGGAATACTTTGGACAGTCTCTTGCAAATTCTTTACAGGAACAGGCTGATGATTGAAGTCAAGATAACACCTGAACTGATACAACGCGCACGTAAAAAAACTGCCACTGTAGGTAATCTACAGGGCAGCATTACGGGTAGCCTTAGTCATGTGGTGGGTGCTATAGGCGAGATCATTGTAGCCGACGCTATAGGTGCAGACGAATCTAACACCTACGACTACGATTTAGTTAGGGACGGGGAGCGTATAGACGTAAAGACCAAACGCTGCAACACCCGCCCCTTTCCACACTATGACTGTTCGGTGGCTGCACACGGGACCAAACAAGATTGTGACAGTTATGTGTTTGTACGAATCTTGACCGATTCATCACGAGCGTGGATACTAGGTTCTATTCCAAAACAAGACTTTTACACAAAGGCAACTAAACATAGACGCGGTGACGTAGACCCTGCCAACGGCTTTACATTCAAAGCTGATTGCTACAACCTACAAATAAGCGAGTTATCTGATGTCAAAAAAAGCATCTCTATTTAAATTTGAAGCAAACCTTTTGCCCAACGGAAAGGTCGAGTTGCTGTCTGAATCAGTCAAACCAGAAGAGTTTGAAGCAGTGATGAACAAGGGGATGCCGGAGTACGATGGTTCGCACTCAATAGCATCCCTGTTACGTTATCTGCAGTCGTGGTCTAACGAAGCGTTGGAGAAGTCAACTAGGTACGTTTGACTCCGCGTCCCTTGAGGATGTCGGCCTTAGTTACCTTACCATCTCCTGTCAAATCAGGAAACGATTTGCCACCCATTGCCATAGCTGGCATCTTTGGCTTTTGCATCATCTGATTCTGCATCATGTTCTGCTGACCCTGTGTAGCTGTCATCATGCCACCCCCGTAAGCTTTCTTGCGGGGTTTTTTTGTTGCCATGCCACCGTTCATCATTGGCTTTGTTTTTGCAGCACCACCATACATCATGCCTTTGCGCTGCCCGTTAGTGTAGGTCTTCATTAGTCATCCTCCTCGCTCGTAAGCATGTTTAAAAATTGGTCTTGTACATCTTGGGTCGTTCCTTCAGGAATATAGTCAATAATATTCATCCCCAGTCTAGCCATTTCACTCTGTACAAAATCCATAGTAGAACTAGATATAAGGCTCATGTCTCTTTTAGTCATTGACTTTGGGTACTGCATAAGACGAAGCATATAAGGTGCAGCGTCCATATCTGTAGCCGCCATCTTCATTAGGTCAATTCCTGCAGAGGTGGCTATGGCAACGGCTAACTCACCCATTACGTACGGTGTACTAACTTGTCCACGTTTCAAGTTAAAGCCACGACTCATAAACCAATTGACTCCGGGACTTTTAAATATGTTAGTAAGCTGTGGCTTAAATGAAGATATGTCTGACTTTTGAGTTATATTTAGAAATCTTGCTACAGCTTCTAAGGTTTCGACATGCTTTGCGGCTTTCTTTACAGCACCCGCATCCGACGCATCCCCCCTAGAAAACACTTCTATTAAATTGGCTTTAAATGTTTTTCCATTTTTACCTTCAAATAGTGCAACAAGTTCTTGGGGTGAAAAGGCCATTTTTATAGTCTGTTCATCACCAACAAAACCTGTAAGGGGTTTACCTGAAATTGAACCAAAGCCAGCCATCTCTAAAAGGCCGTTAGCTGTCAGATTAGCTATTCCTTCAGATATGACATCCCTAGCATCGTATTCAATACCATCTATTTTTATTAAAAACTTACCGTTATTAAAATTTTCTATTCCCACCATATTTTTTAAAGCTTGTTCTCTAAGAGTACGTAAAGTTCCGGGAGTTCCAGTGTTTACAAACTGCTCTATAAACTTAACTCCGCTTTTGTCTACGTTATAGTAGGCTTTGTTGACTGCTTCTTCTCCTCTAGAAATTATCTTTGATTTTTCTTTTGCGCTGTTTACAACGTCATCAATGACAGCCTCTAAAGCCTTGCGTCCTTCAACAACAGCATTAGCAGCTTTATTGTTTCTAGCTACTTCGTCTATTATGGAATTGTTAGTAAGTAGTATTCGATCCAAATTCACTGGTGAAAAGATTCTAGTATTTCCATCAGGCATTTCCATAGCAAATTTTAAAGCGTTTTGAACTTCGCTTATCAAGTCCAAATCAATAGCCCCAAGTTCTGAACCGGGTAACCTGCCACTTGTCACTTCGTCAACAGTCTTGAGTTGATTTTGCGCTCTTCTTCCCCACACATCGTACACGTATGTTTCAAGCAACGTAGACACAGCTTCTAAAGCTTTCATCTGTACTTCATCAGACGCATCAAAAACGGGTTGCCCATTTCTAGATGATCTTCCAGACAATTCTGACATTATTTTATTAAATTCTTCTTGGAGTTCTATTACGTCAATTAAAGTTCCGTCCCCATCTCTTCTACCAGCAAAAGCCTTATCTATTTTCTTAGACAAACCCTTTAATATTGTAGCAGGTGATACGTTACCTTTGTATGTGCTACTAGATAATTCAGTAGTTACATCGATAGAATCTGTCTTAACTTGATCCCCTATTTTCATATCTGACAAGTCTACTCTATCATTGCCGCTGTCCGTTACTACTCTATTACTCTTTACCCCAGTCTTACTGTTTTGTAGCTTATTTATTGGTCCGTCAATACGTAAACGATCAAACCATTCATTCTTCATTATCGTTTTTGCTTTTTTCCACTGCTTAAAATATTCGGGTACTTGCTTCTCTACAATCTTTTCAATGTCCTTTGAAAAGTTTGTGTAAAGCGCGGCTAATCCTTTATCGCCAACACGATAAGCGTACTCTCTAAAGGCAGATTCTACATCTAACACTTCTCCGGGAAGCGCATTAAACGCCCCTAGTTGCCCCCTGTCCTGATACCACATTGCAATATCAAGAGGAGTAGCCTCTCTGCCTTGCAAGTCTATATAGTAGTCTGTTCCGGGTGTTGAATGCAAAGCTTTTAATTTATTGTAGGTGGTAGGAGTCATGTCTTTAAGAGCGCGATACGCCATTTGATTAAAGGCTTTTCTAGCCCTTTTACCAAGCCCACCACCAAAGAACTTAGAGTCACGAGAAAAGAAATCAGACAGCGCAGTAGTGTTGTCTTGCTTAGAGTCCCTTGCCATTTTAAACATAGTTTTAACCATGTCGGATACATCTACTACGCGCTTTTCATTTTCAGCCATCTTGTCTAGTTCTACAAACCCCCTACGGGCGTATTGTTTTGCATTCTCCCATACAACATCTGTTATGTTTTCAAAAGTACGAACAATTTGATTTGTAGTGCGAAGACTACCGTGCATGTGAGATAAACTTTCTGATCTTTCTGCAAGAAGTTCCAAAGTATCTTTGGCTATTCTGTTTCTTTCCGCAAGTTCTTCTGCTTCAGGATTTATACGCATAGCCATGTCTAATTCTATTTCGTCTAGTTTAGCAATAGTTGAAGAATCCACACCTTCAAATGTGTCTGCAAGCATGATCTTTTTTACTTCTCGTACTTTTTTGCTTGTTTCTTCGCTGTTATCTATTAAGCTTTTTTTAGAATTGCTTAGACCTTCTTGAAGCATTTCTATGTATCTGGTAATTTCTGCTCTATTGTCAGGATCAGTTATACCCTCTAAAGTTTTTTTCCAATCACTAATGGCACGATTTCCGCGAAGTATGGTATCGTCGTGAAGTGCTTGCATGGCTACTGTCTCGTTAATGCTATCCAGACTAGCAATTTTTCCCATGCGAATTTTTCCGTTAGCCATTTTAGCTGCTGCATCCATCCAGCCTAATCCACTCATTGTGGCTACTGATATCTTTAGTTGTTCTTCAGCTTTAACTCGTTCTTCACTACCTTCGGGATACATGTTTAGAATTTTTTTCCTAAGATCACTTAGTTCCTGCATGTAATCGGCTACAAGTTTACGAGAAGCTGGGTCAAGTTGATTAGATAATTTTCTAATCCAGTTTAAAGATCGGATATTATCTGCAGTTACTTTCATGCCGCTAGACCGCAACGCTTGAGCGTACTTAGTAACATCTTCATCTGAAAGTAAACCCACCACACTCTTGCCTGTCCTTTCTGAAAAGGTTGCAAGGTCTATCATGTGTTCTATACCCATAAGCATTTGATTGCCTACATCGCCAGAAACTAAATTAGTTTTATAAGCAAGCCACCCCACACTTTTAAACACGCCCTTGCCCACAGTTAGATACGCAATACTTCCCATTGCTTCTGCAGTAAGTCGATCATCAAACATGTCAGTAAGATATTCACCCGCTTGATACTGGACGTAAGCCAGCGGGACAACTTGCTTGGCTGTAGTTTTTAAAACAGACACGGGAAGATTATGGAAGTATTTTGCTCTTGTGACTTGAAACGAAAGGGACTCTCTTTCCCTAATCATCTGAATAAGTTCGGGGTCGCTGGAAGGAACATCCCGACTCTTTATTGCTATGTCATCATCTAGTTCGTTTACACGGGATTGTAATCGAGCGAATCCTTCACGGGCGTGTTCATCCTCTATGGCAAACACAAGGTCTTCTTCCCTTTGCGAACGAATTGTACTTCTAAAGTTTTTGTCCGATCTTAAAGCCCAATATGCAGCTATATCATCCATACCACTTATGTGATCTGCTGCTGGTCCCTTTGCTTTACGGACTTTTGCAAGGTCATCTCTAAGCATATCCAAAGAAGCTTTA